TTTGCTGCAATTGCAGCGAGCGATTGCCGACGCGGTTAAGCAAGGCGCTTCAATTGCTCGATTGCGTGACGCCATTGCGCAGGTGTTCGCCGTGCAAGGCTACCCGCTTTCGCAGCAATTGCTCAATCGTGCGCAGCTGATAGCAGAGACCGAGCTGACCCGTGTTTACGCAGAAGGCGCTTTTGAGCGTTACAAGACCGCCGGCGTGAAACGCGCAATTTGGCAGACTGCGCAGGACAAGGACGTTTGCCCAATTTGCCGCTCTCGCCATAATGCGGTAAGCGATTTTCAGCGCGGATGGCGATCGGCGTTAGACGGCGAATACCTGACTCCACCTGCGCATCCGCGCTGCCGTTGCTTCACCTTGCCTGTTGTTGAGGGAGTAACCAATGTCGGCTGAGGATTTGGCGCGGTTCACAATCTACCTTTCACGGCGCGTTTCGCAACAGGCGCTCGAAGCCGCCTTATTGCAGGCGGCGCGCAAAACAGGCGTCGCGATGGAAAGCCTTGTCCTGCCAATTCCGCCTCCGCCTAATCGTCCGTTAGCGCCTGTCTACACGCTCAACGGCAAGCCGAGCAAATTCAAGACGGAAAAGCAACGGCGTTACGTGCTATGGGCGATACGGACGGGTGTGATTCGCGTACCCTATCGCCGCACCAATTCGCTGTACAGGAGCTTGACAAGCAAGGTGGAATTGGCAGGCGGTAGCGTCTACATCACAGTCGGGTCGAACAAGTCTTACGCGCCGTATGTGATAGGTTTCCCTAGACAGGCAGGCTTGGTCTATCCGCGCGGCTCAAATCAGCAGAGTTTCTACCATCGCCAAACAGGGCATAAGAGCTTGCCGGAGCAGATTGGTCGTCAATTGCCACGCCTGATGCGCGTTTTCCTAAGCGAGTTGCAAAACAAACTTTCCACGCCTTAAGGTGTCTCTAATCATTCTCTCATCTAAAGCGCTTGACAAGGACTTGAGGTATGCTATCCTTTGCATAGCTGACGCAGCTAGAGCTGCAAAAGCAACAAAAGCAACAAGAGCAACTAGGGAAATAAGGAAGGGAATAACCATGATCGATCTCAACATTCAAGATTACGACTTGCCTGTGTACGCATATGATTTTCGGCAGCGCGCTTTGCTGACTTTTGACGGCGTCGAGGTTACAGGGCTTTCTAAGCCTATTCGCAAGGTTTGGGGTGCGCAGCCCATTGCTGCCTTTCTCTCTGCTGTTAAACCATTGATTTTCTGGTCGCCTAGCCCTTCAGAAGCGGCGGCGCCGTATGTGTATGCTGGAGTCGGGAAAGTGCTTTACCGCTTCTCAAGGATTGATTATTTCCTATCGAAGCGGAATGGTTTGAAAGGCGTTTTTGGCGTTGGCAGCTTTACAAACCCAGAAGACCTTGTGAGCATATCGCCCTGTTGGTTCGCCACGATCATTGAGGCGTACCATTATAACGCATAATCTTCAGCGCCCGAAAGGGCGCTTTTTATTTCATCCAACTAAGACCGCCTAAGACCGCGCAGGCGGTCTTTTTTGTTCCTTCCCACAAGCGCCTTGCTAAGTTCGCTATAGAGGAGAGGCGTTATGAGCTGTGAGTTTGCCTTTGTCCGCGCAACAGACGGCGACCATATTCAAGGCTATTTGGCGTTATGGGGAACGCCCGATCAGCCTGACTGTTTCGGTACGTGGTTCGATCGCGACGAGCCGCCTGACTTCGGCTTGATTGACGGCGCGCCGATCCGCCTGCTGTATGAGCATGGGCAAGACCCAGAAGTCGGCAAGACGGTAATCGGCAAAGTCGTGCGTACATGGCATGACGATGTCGGCGTCGCTTTTGAGGCGGTCTTGTTTTCAGATAATCCGCATTATCGGAAGGTTCGCGATGAAATCAAGCTCGGCTTGTTAGGCGTCAGCAGCGCGTCTGCAGAACATCTTGCCGAGTTTGATGAGGATGGGCGATTCAGGACATGGTTGCTATCTGAAGTCAGCCTTACGAAACGTCCGTGCGAACCGCGCATGAAGGTATTGCATGTTGAGTTAACGCGCGATGCGATTCCTGTCTACCGCGCTAAGTTGATTGCAGATGAGCCTGTGAGGAGAGATGGAATGGCTACTACACGGTCTTTTGAAGAAATGGGCATTCCGCCCGATGTTGACGCGACTCAGCTTCTGTCTTCATTGATTGAGCGAGACGGAGTTGAGAGCGTCGTCGCGCTTTTGAAGGCGATGCTAGGCGTCGATACCTTACCGAGCAACATGGCAGAACTCGCTGAATCCGTCGCGCAATCGGCGAAGTCGGAAGTTGCCGTTAGCGACGCGGACGACGCGCCTGATGATGAGACGGCTGAAGAAGACGAGGACGCTACGGAAACCGCTAAGCCTAAGCCCGTCCGTCCGCGCCAAAAGGTCGCAGCCGATCCTAAGGCGGTCGCCCAAGAGATGCTGCGCATGGTTATGCAGCAGCCTAAGGAGCGCAAGCCTGTGATTACTGGAGTCTACGATTCGTTTTACGATTCCTTCACGCCCGGTCAATTGGCGTTCGGGTATCAGACAGTGCAGCAGCTGGTCAAGGTGGGGCGTTTGGAAAGCTCGCCGCTTCGCAGCGACTTCGCGGCTAAATTGGCGGCTAAGACTCGTGCTGAGGTGGCTCGCGGCGCATATGCTCGGCTTATGCCGCCTTACCGCGCTAATGAAGTCGTGCATACAGGTCAAGCGGGATTTGGCGCTGACTGGATGCAGACCTTGCCCGGAACTGAGTTGTGGGAGAAGGTCTATAGCGAAGCTCGCCTTTTCAACGCGCTTGTCGAGCGCGGTCTGAACTATGGCGAAATTCCACGCGGTCACAATCAGGAGACAATTTTGGTCGAAGGCGCTAGTCCCATCTTCTATGTCACGGGTGAGGTCACTGACGTGGCTTCTGGCAGCGCTACTCCGACTCCGACATTCGAGACTTCGAAGGTTGGTACAGTTAATCGCACGCTGAGCATCAAGAAGCTCGGTGCGGCTGTTGTCTTGTCGAGCGAGATGCAAGAGGATACGATCTTTGACGTCCTTAGACACACATATACCCGATTGCAACGCAGGGCGGTCGAAGAGATTGAGTACATCTTGATTAACGGCGACACGGCGACAGCAGCCAACACGAACATCAATCTGATCAACGGTACGCCTAGCGCAGCCCCGACACGCCCGTCTTACCTGCTTTTCAACGGCATTCTGAAACTGCCGTTGGTCACGAACACGGCGCTCGCCTATGATGCAGGTAACACGCTGACGCCTGCCGTGTTCCTTGAGCTGCTCAAGCGCTTGCCCGCCGCCGATCAAATCCCTAGCGACCGCCTGTTGTTTGTGATGGACATGGACACGGCGATCAAGACGATGTCGCTTGCCGAAGTGCAGACGCGCGATGTTTTCAGTTTGGCGACTCTTGAGAACGGCATGTTGCCTTTCCTGTACAAGATCGGCGTCTTGCCGAGCGCCTTCATGTTCAAGGGACGGGCTGCGGACGGCAAGAGGGAGTCTAACGACGCGAATAACAATCGTGGTCGCATTGCGCTTGTCCGCGCTGACCGCTGGGCTTTCCGTTACAAGCGCCAAATTGAGATCGAGACGGATCGCAACGTCTACACGGACAGCACGACCGTCGTTTGCTTCCTCCGTTGCGGCTTCACTAACTTTGCAGACACGACGGGCGCGACGGCTGCCTACAATGTGAGCGTGACGATCTAAGGGGGCTGCCATGCTGCTGAACATTAAGCAAGGGCAAATCGGAAGCGTGTTGCGTAAGGTTGTCAGTACCTCAGGCGCTGACAGCCTGCGCCTCGCGGAAGGCGGCGTTTTGAGATTGACGGGATCGACCGCGTATGACGTGACTTTGGGTCGTCCTCGTGTCGGCGCGGAGCTGATTGTGGTCAATCGCGGTAGCGCGGCAATCACGGTAACTTTTCCAAGCGGCTTCACGTGGGACGGAACGAACCGCCGCGCTAGTTTGCCTGCTAACGCTGTAATCTATGCAGTCGCGGAATCCGATGCTCGTATGATCGTCATCTCGACTGTAGGCACAATCACCTACTCGAATCCGTCATGACGACTAAGCCACTGTTGCGAATCGGCGAATTCAAGACGCTCGCCAATATCACTTCAAACAGCGCCGATTCGCAACTTTTGACGCTAATCGAGGCTGAGAGCGAATTCGTCACGGCGCGTTGCCAAAGGCGGTTCGATCCGCATGTTGTTACGTTGCGTTACACTGCCGCGCCGACTCATCGCGGAGGTAACGTATCTTCATCAAATCGCCG